AAGTTCGTTCGACGGAGTTGGCGGCGTGACAGCAAGCGAAACAGGCGCCACGACCGGTTCCGGTTCTTTCGCATACTTGCTGGCTTCGCCGATCACTTCCGGCAGTTCGTTCGACGGAGTTGGCGGCGTGACAGCAAGCGAAACGGGCGCCACGACCGGTTCCGGTTCTTTCGCATACTTGCTGGCTTCGCCGATCACTTCCGGCAGTTCGTTCGACGGCGTTGGCACCGGTACCTGAACAGGTACGGCGAGAGACGTTTCCGGTTCTTTCGCGTACTTGCTGGCCTCGCCAATCACTTCCGGCAACTCGTTCGACGGCGTTACGGCAAGCGACGGCAGTGCCGCGAGAGCCGAGCCGACATCTGTCAGGATGTTCGACGGCACCCTGCTGCCGGTAACCGTGATGCCTGCCAACTCGTCAGGCGAGACGGCGAGCGACGACGGCGGAGCCTGAGCGGCAAGCGACGTATCCGGCGTCTGCATCTGCGGGTTGAGAGGTTCCAACTTCGGCGTCAAGAGCGAATTGCCGACGCTGGACAACCCGCCAGCCAGCGCGGTAGACGCGGCTCCGGTCAGCAGTGGCGACAGCACGTTGCGCGAGCCAGTGACCACAATTTCGCCAGCCGCTCGAGCGGCGGCATCGGCGGCGGCTTGGGAGGCAAACTTGGAAGCAGACTGGCCGATCCCCGGAAAAGCGGATTGAACAGTGTTGCCAACACTTTTTGAGATGCTTTGCCCGATCGGCGTCCCCTTCAAGACGCCGGCTGTAGCGGCGGACAAAGCGCCCGAAATTAGAGAGTTCTTCAGGCTCTCGCCTGCGAGCAAATTGCCCGTGGTAGACGCCGCGCCTGCCGCCGCCATCGTGGCCAAGACGTTCAGACCGGGGATGAAAGACACAGCCAGCGGCAATCCGTATTTCAAAGCCGCGTCTACTACGGAAAAGTCTGGCGCGTCTTTGGCGCTGGTGATCCACTTGTCTCCAACCTGCTGCGTAACTTTCCAGTCAGCCTTGTCGCCTTTTTCTTTTGAAATCGCACCAGCCAGCGCCGCTGCTTCAGCAGCGGCATCAGGTCCGACGCCTTCGTAAACCAGCATGTTTCCGTCATACAGGCGGAACGGCGTGTTCCATTTAGCCGAAAGCCGGCCCGCGCTTTCCTGATCGTTTGTCTGCGGAGTGAAAAATGAAGTTATCCGCTGCTCCACTGGTGGGGCGTTACGGAGGCGTTCGGCAAGAACGTCTTCAGAGAGTGCCACCGTTGGGTTCTGGTACATCTCTGCCATCGGATCGCCGCCGGAGCTTGACGCATAATCATCCAGCGTGTTTCGCCGGGCGACACTCTGGTACTGCTTGTCAAGATCGGTGTCGTACCCGGTGCGCGCAATAAAGTCGCCCAAATACTTCTGCTGCTCGCCAAACGCCGCCAGCGTCTCGGGGGAATACTGCGACGAGGGGGCGGGCAGAGACGGCGCAGGTGCCGGCGGCTCAACGGCGAAAGACGGCAAATCGGAGCCGCCGTAAGCACTGAACGTGTCGCCACCGTACATGTCGCCGCCGTACATGAAGTCGTCAAAGCGCATCAGCCCTGTCCCTGCAACATCGGGTATACGCGCATAGCCCACTCCCGCCAGTCAGTGAAACCAAAGGGGTCCGGCACGGTGCGCTGCGTAAACGGTGACGCGCGTACAAACCCTGCAGCCCACGACTGCCACTCAGTCTCGTCGGTGAGTTTACCGAAAGACCAAGCGTCGCCGACCGACAGCACTACACTATCTGCGTAATCCCGTAAAGTCATGCCGCGCGGGTCGATCATCCTATCGTCGTCCCATCGCCCGGCTGGAGGTGCGCGAGGACGAGGCCCATTTGATAATTCCCACCGACGCAGTTGCTCGTGAAGCGGAAACGCAACTCGCGCCGCTGCTCCTTGAAGTAGACGACCTGCTCCTGCGGCGTCTGCGGCGTCTCGACGAAGGTCTTCGCCGGGCCGTTGACCTCCGGCGCGCGGGCGTTGGCGCGCCCCCGCACCTCGACCGTCATGTCGCCGGACTGCACGAAGTCAGGCTCTAGCATCAGCACCTGTAGCGCCCTGCTCGTCTGGCTCATTACGGGCATCGAGATGTCGGCCGTCTCGAAGAAGGACGGTATCGGGTTGACGAACAGGCCGTCGACCTCGTCCGTGCCGACCTCATGCACCCAGAACTTGTACGGGTTGTTGAACGTGACCGTGAACGTCGCTGCAGAGCCGGTGCCGCCGGTGACGGCGGCCGGGTTCGCGGGGGTCACGGTGTACGAGCCTGCATTCGATATGCTGGCCGTCAGGATGGCACCGGGACCGCTGACGGTGCCGACGGTGATCTCCACCGGGATCATGTACTGACCGCCGACCAGCGTCAGCACGTTCCCGGCAGCGTAACCCGTCCCACCGGCGGTGACCGTTATGGCGGTGGCCTGCGCGTCCTGCGGCGCGACGCCGGTCATAAGCGGCTGGGGCAGCACGGCCGGGAAGAGGCCCGCGCCGCGCCCACCGTTCGGCAGGGGCGTGTCGTACCACGTGTTCTCGCGGATATTGTAGATGATGGCGTGGTCCGGCTCGATGCTGTCGCCCTTGGGGAAGCACCACCAGATCTCACCGAAGCGCGGAACCTTGTAGGCAAACACCTTCTGCCGCATCGCGTAGTTCAGGTTGTCGAAGAAGAAATTGAGGTTCAGCGTGTTCGGTATCTCGCGCACGACGCCGTTGAACGACAGGAAGCGGTCGGTGCCGAGCCAGTAGAAGATGCCGTCGTACTCGATGACGGACTGCGCCGAGAGGATTGACGACTGCGCACTCAGGGTGTCGAACTGGAACACGGCGGTGCCGCCGATGTAGGACATCCGGATCAGGCTGTCTGCCGACCACAGCAGGCCCGAGGGTGAGTTGCCCGGGCCACCGCGCAGCGGCATGCCACGGACGATCTTCTGCCCCGTGACGTAGGCGTTGCCTGCGCCGGAGCCGGTGTAGTCCGTGGGGTCGCCCGGCACGGACCACATGACGAAGCCGTCATTGCCAAAGGCGACGGTGTACGGGTGCAGTGCGACGATGCCGCCGGTGGCGCTGTACACCGCAGGCAGGGTCGTCACCTCGACAAGGACGGCCGTGCCGAACTCGTCGCCGGTGAAGAGCTGGCCGCCGGCGCTGTTGCAGATGCAGTCGAGGTTCGGAGCCACCTGCGCCACCAGTTGCAGGCCACCGCCGAGGGCCGTGTCCACGTCGAACTGCCACATGTTGCCGGCGTTCGCGACGAGGGTCGTCGGCGTCCGGTTGCTGATGACGCTCGTGTTGAAGCTGGCGTCGAGGTAGAAACTCTCCAGCAGGTTCGCCGATCCGCCGTGGATGTACGTCAGGCTGTCCTGCGTGTACTCGTGCAGCGTCCGCACCAGTCCGCGCAGGAACTTGTTGATCGAGCGGTAGCCGCCGATCTTGCGCGGCAGGGCGCGCTGGAAGCGCACCCACTGCCCGTCGATGTACTGGTCCCCCTCGAACCGGGTGCCGTCCCGCTTGATGCCGGGCAGCGACTTAATCTGGACGATGTTCTCGGCCACTTAAAACGCGCCGCCGTCTACAGTGCCGGAAGGGGCAGCGCCGAGGACAGTCCACACGTTCGCCGCAGTGGTGGCCGTGACGATGGGGTCGGCAAACGTCGTGATGCCGAGGTTGAGGCGTGCGGCGGATGCCGTCGTCGCGCCCGTGCCGCCTTGTGCAACGGTGACCGGCAACGTGAATGATGTGGGATCTGCGGCGAGGATGACCGACGAGCCGTCGCAGTAGTAGATGCCCTTGGCACCCTGATTGACTAGCGTCGGCGTCCCCGCGCTGGTTTTTACGTTCAACGTAAAGGCCCCGGTCGTGCCGTTGTTGATCCAGTATTGCTGGACCGTGGGCGGCACGACTATTATGCAGTTGCTCGTCAACGTGCCGACAAACTTGTACGCGATACGGTTGAGCTGCGCGCCGGAGAGCGTGACAGTCCCGCCAGTGACGCTGATCGATGTGTAATCGAACGCGAACACCGCGTCCTGCCCGAGGCCGATCGTATACCAGCTTATGCCGTCGGTGATGACGCTGGCGCTGTCCCCGGGCCGAAGCACCAGTGTGGCGGCGCTGTTGATCGTCTCTGTGCCGGCCGGGTCAATCGTCAAATCCCCGCCGCCCTCGTTGCGGACGAAGATGAAGAAGTTGTTGCCGGCGGATACGGCCGTCAGAAGGCTCAGCGTGCCGGTGCCGGTGCCGGTCCACACGAACGCTCCCGCTCGATTTGAAGTGGCGGCGGTGGTGCTGGCAGAGAACGTGGTGACGGGCAACGACTGCGACAGCGTCGAGCCGGTTACGGTCAGGCCGAAACCGGCCAGCGCGGACGCCTGCACCGTCGCGGTCGAGGCGCCGTAGCGGAATACGCGCCACGTGCCGGCAGCGGTCGTGGTGGCCGCCAGATAGACCTGCCACTGCGTCCCGGCGGTTACCGTCGCCAACGTGTTGCCTGCGAAGTCCTTCACGAAGAAGCTGAAGGTGCCGTCGATGTTGTTGAACAGGATCGTCTGGCCAGCGCCGGTCAGTGTGGCGTTGGGCAACACGATGCTGAAGCCGGAGGCCGTTGGGTCGACGTCAATGATACGCGCGGCCGGGTCTTCGGTTCCCGAACTTTCGAGGGGCCACTCAAGCGGCGTGTCTACGCTAAGGGCAATCGACAGGTAGGACACGTCCGAGGGGTATATCGTAGTGCCACCGAAAACGGTTGTGTAGGTCACTTATGCCTCCTTGCGGACTGATGCGCGGTCGAGGATCTTCGCCAGATCTTCGCCGTTGAGCATCGCAGCGGCGCGATCGTAGTACTGCTGCCACGTGCCGATGCGCTCGTCGTTCTTCAGGAACGGGGTCGCCTCGAGCAACGCGCCATACAGCAGGAGCTGGGGAGCGTATTCTGTCAGCCAGTTCGTCTGGATGCTGTCGTCAAGCAGCGGGGGCAGCTCGTAATACAGCACCTCGAAGGGGTACGCCTGATCCGGCGTGGGGGCTATCAGCCAGTGCGAATAGTCGTAGTCCGAGTAGAACAGCGGCGTCGCCGTCAGACTTTCGTTCGGCCAATACGAACGCAGGTACTCATAGACGCGCGTAAAGAGGGCTGTCCGGTTGGCATTGTTGGTGCCGGTGCCGATGTTGATGCTGACCGTGTCACGCCAGCGATCGGGTTTTGCGTACACCGATTGGCCGACAACCAAGGTGTCAGACACCACCGCGATGAAACCTTGGATCTTCAGCTCGCGCGCAATGCGCCGCTCGGCCAGATTGATCAGGCGCGGGATCTGCTCATAGACGACCGGGTCCGAGGCGTAGGTCGCGCCGCGCTCAAGATAGCGTTGCACGTCTTGCTTCAGGGTGTCAAAGGTCATCGTGGTAGCCATGGGCCGTCCTTATATCACTTTTGTGGTAATTGACTAGCCTCGCGCCACGCCTCGATGGCCAGACGGTGCTTCTCCGCGCAGTCGTTCCGCCGCTCAATCACGTCCTTTTCCCACAGCAGGCGCGCCGGGTCGAGAAATGGGTCGGGCGGGTTGTTCAGGCGAGGACACGGGCTTGCCAAGTTTGCCGGCGGCGACTTCAGCGTCTGGATTACCAATGCTTTCGAGGAGCACCCGAATAGCGTCAGCAGGAGGAGCGCAGCTAGTAGCAGCGGCAGGCACCGTGCGATAAATCTCGCGCACCGTGTTAGTCCGCTCGACGGACTGTACATCGGCAGCAGCACGTCTTTCCTCATAGGCTGCGGACTTCGCATCGAGGATGGTCTCCACTTTAGCACGTTGCTTTTCCGCCTTTTCCAAAGCCACCGCGTATGCCGCGTCGCACTGCCAGTCGCGGACCTTATACCCTCCGAGGAAGCCGATGACCAGCATGCCGCCCATGATGTAGGGGGAGGGGATGCCGAACATTATTTATCTCTGCTCTCGATAACCCCAACACGCACTTTCAGGTCATTGACCTCGCCCGTGAGATGCTCACGCAGTTCCCCTCTGGCCCTTGCCGAGATCGGGCTGTCTGTGGGCACGCCATCCTGCGTGATCAGGACGGGCATCTGGGCTTCGATCTTGGTCAGCCGGGTTTCAAAGGCGCTCACCTGTCCAAGCAGCCACGCAATGCAGGCAATCAGAACGGGCGCAGCGCCCTTCATGATGTCGCCCCAATTGATGTTCACGGCAGCCACCCGGCAAACTTTTTCGTCTTTGCCTTGCGGTCATCGAGGCCATGCGTCCCACCGTTGATGCGCTTGGTCAGCGCGAGGATCGCAACGTCGTTGATGCCTTGGTCGCAGATGCTCCACAGCTTGTTCTTGTCAAAGAACCACAGCGCGCTCTCGAAACACAACTCGCCGGCCACCAAGTCCGGGTTCGTCATGACATCCGGACGGTCGATGTAGTCGGCAAACGCCTGATAGTTCGCCTTGCCCGTCAACTGCAAAGCGCCGCGACCACGGAACCTCCACCCGTCGCCAGAGGCCTCGACGCCGTTGCCCATGCGACTGGCGTAGACCCTGTTGGCAATTTTCTGCGGCTGGCGCTCATATGCCTTGGCCAAGGCTTCCGTGCCAAAATACTTGCGGAAGATGCCGCGCAGGCCGGCGGCGCCGTAGTTGAGGTTCTCACTGAACGCCTTGAAGCCGCCGCTCTCATGCGCCGTCTGCGCAAAGAAATGCGCGGCGCGGTTGCCGTTCAGCTTGTAGTAGGTCGCGGCGGCCTTCATCGTGCCGGGGCCGAACGCACCGTCAGCCGTAACGCCGATCTTCTGCTGGAGAGTTGCGAGGCTCATCAGTCTTTCTTCTTGTTCCAGAGTTCGAACAGCGTCTTGATCTTTTCCTCGACGACAGCCAGACGCACGTCCATCTTGGCGAGGATAATCACCAGCGAGATGAACGCCAGAACCAGCGGCCAAAGCTGGCTGATGAGTTCAATGGTTGACACAGTACCCACCTCTACGTCTTAGGGTTTCGCCAATCGGGGAAGTCTGCCTCGTCGACCACGCCGTCGCCGTTGGCGTCGTAGCGCAGGTCGTTGCGATACTTCTCCCACGGTGCCATGCCGTCGTCGTCGGCGATCGGCTCCGGCGCGTCGACTTCCGGCGGCGCGGGGGGCTTGGCGTCGCGGGCATTGGCGTTGAGGCTCAGGCCACCCAGCAGGCCGACGAACGCGCCGATGACCATGTTGAATGCGGGGCCGACGATCTCGAACACCTTGTCGCTGTCTATGATGTGGTTCGGCATGAACAGGCCGATGACCAGCGCGGCCACGACGACGAGGACGACGCAGGCCAGCGTCACCACGGCCATGCGGATCGTGAACTCGACAGTGTCCTCGATGCCGTCACGGCTGCTCTCAAAGCGATCCCAGAAACTCATGTCAGTTTACCTTCAAAGCGATTGCGGACAGCAGCGCGATGATGCCGCCGATGCCGCCAATCATGATTGCCTCAAGGCGCTTGAAGCGCGCAATGGTCTCGCGCCAACGCTCGGCGCAGACCGCCTCGTGCGTCGTCAGGCGGATGTTCACGTCTTCGCTCATTTGAGGTTCCGCAGTTTGTAGATTGCCGAAAGATAGACGCCCGTCAGCGTGTCGATCAGGTTCGCCACGGCGCGGTTGCCCTGACAGATGCCCTCGTGGTTCTCCTCGATCCACGCGGCGTCGGCCTCGAGCAGCTTCAGGACGTCGCCCTTCGGCGTCTCCGGTCCCGGGATGTTGCCGATCAGCTCGAACGCGCCCTGATACGCCTCCACGAGGTCGTCGATGGCGTCGATGACGCTGTCGTAGAAGACGCCCAGCGCCTCGTGCTTGGCGAAGCTGCCCGTGCCGGTAGCGCGCCAGTGTTCGAAGTGGGCGACGTTGCGGGCGTAGAAGACCCGGCTGATCAGTTGTTCAATCATCTTTCATCCTTCAGTAGAACAGCGCCGGCGGCGGGGGGATAAAGCACCGCCGGCCCTGCCACAGCCCAAGGGGAGCACTCCTCGGGTGTTCATGGCGCGAGGGGGGTGTCCGGTCGCGGAAACTGGAGAGCGATAACTTCCGGCTGCCGGGCCGGCAGCCGGTACGGGTCGTACTGGTCGATGTCGTCCTTGCAGACGCGCAGCCCCGGGTAGTTCGGGTCCGGGTACAGGTCGTCGAGGCTCATCTTGCGGCTGCACCTGCCGCAGATGCCGATGCCGAGCGTGCTCTTGCCTCTGGTGTCGAGAAAGACCGGCATTATCGCTTGCCCTTTCGCTTTACGGCGAGGCCGCCACGGGCCTTTGAGATGTCGGGATCATTGGGATCGTAAGT